GCAAGTCATATGGCACTACGTACTATTATATTAAACGACCAAGTTGCTTTCCCCTGGTTTGCTCCAGCAGGAACAAGACGTGGTGGAGTAAGTAATGCTTCGAGTTCAGGTTACCTTACTAGTACAGGCGAGTTTAAGTCAGTAGCATTAAACACAGGGCAGCGCGATACACTGTATTCAAACGCAATTAACCCAATTACGTTCCTAGCAGGAGCAGGGCTTGTTGTATTTGGTCAGAAGACTCGTGCAAAAAATGCAAGTGCATTGGATCGTGTTAACGTAGCACGTTTAACTGTTTACTTACGTGGACAGCTAGAGCTATTAGCGAAACCTTACTTGTTTGAGCCGAATGACAAGATCACACGTGATCAAGTTAAAGCGGCAGCTGATGCGCTATTACTAGAATTAGTAGCACTAAGAGCACTTTACGACTTCCTAGTTGTGTGTGATGAAAGTAACAACACACCAGCAAGAATAGACCGTAACGAGCTATACTTAGATATTGCTATTGAACCAGTAAAAGCTATTGAGTTTATATACATACCGCTTAGAATTAAGAACACAGGCGAAATTGCAGCACTAGGTTAATATGCGCATATAATGAGTGGGGAAAGTTCCTCGCTCATTTAAGCATAAATACTGTATAGGAGATAAGAATGCCAATTACAACATTACAAAACATTAGTGTACCTACAGAAGGTGCTGGATCTAACTCATCATTATTGATGCCGAAGTTACAGTATCGCTTCCGGGTATTACTAGACGGCTTTGGTACAACTGGAGGCCCAGATGGTACTAGAGAAATTTCAAGACAGGTGCAAGACGTAACTCGTCCAAACCTAAGTTTTGAGCAAATGACAATCGATTCATATAACTCAAGAACTTACCTAGCTGGTAAGCACACTTGGGAACCAATTACACTTACATTGCGCGAAGATGCAAACAATAACGTACAAAAAGTTATTGGACAACAGCTACAGAAGCAGTTCGATTTCTTCGAACAGTCGAGTGCAGTATCTAGTGGTACTTACAAGTTCCAAACTAGTATTGAAATTTTAGACGGTGGTAACGGAGCAAACGGCGCCAACGTTATTGATAAATTCCAATTAGTAGGTTGCTACATTGAATCAGCTAACTATAACTCACTAGCATATGCTACTAACGAAGCTGTAACAACTTCACTAACTATACGTTATGACAACGCTATACAGTTTGGTGCAGACGAAAGCTTTAGCGGTATCGGCGAAGCGGTCACACGAGCAATTAATGCTGGCGTCGGCGGCACTACTGTTACTGGCTAATACACTTAGTTAAGGTTGGTATTTCACATTGGAGGCGGAAATTGTTAATTCAATTTTCGCTTTTCAATGTATGTACACTTAATTCATAAGGATAAATATTAGTATGAGCTTTAAAGATTTATTCCTAAACAATCTCACTTCTGAGACACATTTGCGTGACGCACGTCATGCTCAACAAATTTACAATCAAAATAATTTTGCATTCTCACCTAAAACGAAACATATGTATCATGTTCGTTTTGAGTTTGATCCAGAGATAGGCAATAGTGCAACCTCCAATGCATTTAAGTTTCAAAAAGAGTTAAGCTTACTTGTTAAGAGTGCTGACCTGCCTTCCTTTAGAGCAAGCGTAGAAAACAAGCAACAATACAATCGTAAAAAGAATGTTCAAACTAGAGTCGACTATCAGGATTGTAGGATTGGATTCCACGATGATAATACTGGAGTTGCCAGGGCATTACTAGAAGAATATTATAGATATTATTTTGTTGACGGGAATAAAGTATTAGACTCTCCTACTGAAATCCGTGCAGGCTCGGCATTTAATCCACGCGACAAATACTTTGGAAGTGTACCTGTCTACGGTCTTAATAATGATAAAAGAAATCCTTTTTTCAAATACATTACAATTTACCAACTATCACGCAGAGAATGGTTTGCATACACATTAGTTAACCCATTATTAACTTCTTGGGATCACGGCAGCGTACAAAGCGAAGGTAGCGAATTTAACGAAAATACAATTAGTGTTGCTTATGAAGCTGTACAATATACTACTGGCAGTTCAACTTTTGAAACCCCAGCAGGTTTTGCAGATGCAAGTGTAGGATATGATGTAACTCCAAGTCCTCTAGGTTACATTGACAACACAATGAATGGAGACTTTGATACTAGTAAAGGACTACTACCTGCATTAATTGGACTAGGAACCTCTGCACTACTAAACAAAACATTTGGTAGAAGTAATAGAAAAAGTAAAAATATACTTAAAGAAGTAGGTATTGGATTAATCGGCGGCTTAGTAACTTCGGTATTATCTCAAAATAAGTTACCAGTTCCTGATAGCCAAAACATACAACGGGCATCAACTGCTACATCAAATAATTCTAGAGTATTAAGTAGTAATGCGATTGTAACTAAATTATCAGATCCAGCAGTATCTAACAGTTTAATGCCTGCTCTTATTAATAGCGGCGCAATAGCAAATGTAGGCATCAATGAGTATAATGCTGCGTCAGCCAGTCAACGAAGTACATACAAAAAGGAAGTTATAAATAAAATTCAAGCAGGCGATCAAAAATTACAACAAATTGCATCAAATGCACTCGCCGGCGGGACATAAGGAATATAACACATGGATAATACAACAAGTGAACTAACCCCAGAATACTTCAATAATTTTTATAATCTAGAGATAAGCTATAATCCTAGCGAAGTTGATGCAGTTATTGGTTACTTTCTTAAACGTGGATTTGAACGTGTTTCTGCAATTAATACAGCAAGTGTATTATTACAGCAAGCAAAGATTGATGACTTAAATGTACAAGAACTATTAGATACATTAAAAGGTGTAACTGAGGTACAGCTAAGTTTAATTGTAGCACAAATACTTAACTTTAATAGAGAAAAAACAAGTGTTCTAGGATTTAGGGACGAGCAGCAATCACAGTTATTCGATCAACGAAACGTTGTAATCTAATATGGGCCGCTTTGCTCAAGGTAAGTTTAATCCAAAAAACCCTGCAAAGTATATAGGCAACAAATCTCCTACATACCGTTCAGGCTGGGAATTTCATTTCATGAAGTTCTGTGACGAACATCCTGCAATAGAACAGTGGGCAAGTGAAGCCGTACGTATACCTTATCGCAATCCATTAACTGGTAAACAAACAGTGTATGTTCCTGACTTCTTTATATCGTATGCTGATAGAGGCGCAAAGAAACGGGTAGAATTAATAGAGGTTAAGCCAGCGAATCAAGCAATGAAAGAACGCCTGGGTAATAGCAAACACAATCAAGCACATTGGATTGTTAATCAAGCTAAGTGGGAAGCTGCAAGAGCTTGGTGTAAGCAAAAAGGAATATTATTCCGTATTGTTACTGAAGATGATATTTTCCACAACGGTAGGAAAAGATAAATAATAGTAGCATATAATGGAAAGTTTAAATGACTAAAAAATTAGAAGACTTATTAAACCTACCTGATTCGAAAGAGATGATTAATGATGCAGTATCTCAAGAAGCGGATCAAAAGCAGTACGAAATAGAACAAGCAGAAACTTTTCGTGATATAGAAGAGTTTGATAAAATTGCTGGCGCGCTTCCTGCTGTAAAAGGCCTAGGAGAAATGGCAGACAAAGAGCTGAATGAAATTGCAGACAAGGCAATGCAAGCATACGACGACTTAATGGATTTAGGTATGAATGTAGAAAGTAGATACAGTGGTAGAGTATTTGAAACTGCTGGAGGAATGCTTAAAACTAGTTTGGATGCTAAAGTAGCAAAGCTTGATAAGAAGTTAAAAATGATCGAGTTACAACTTAAAAAAGAAAAGATGGATAAAGACGGTAAAGCAACAGGAGAAGGCGACATTGTAAATGGCGCTGGCTATGTAGTTACCGATAGGAACAGTCTTTTAGAGAAGCTCAAAGGCTTAGATAAAGATAAATAATACATATAGAACAGGGATCCGAGCACAATGAGATCATTTACAGAAGTACTAACAGAGTCTAAAAAGACTTATGAATTTAAAATTGGAGTAGCTGGTCCTTTACCGGAAGACTTTACTGACAAATTAGAGACATGCCTTAAAAAGTATAACGTTTCTAATATGACGTCTGGCAAAAAAACACCAATCCAAGAACGTCCATTAGATTTTCCACAATTAAGTAATATGGAAGTTACATACTACGAGTTAGCAGTGGAATATCCAACAACTAGTCAAGTACTACAAGAGTATATTGCTAAGTGTTGTAGTTGTGATCAAGCATACGTTATTGTGCGGAACGCAAACGATCCCAGAGAAGAGTATCAAGAAGACCATATGGATGATAAAGAGCCGTATGTATCTAAACTAGAAACAGAAGATATGGGTGGCGATAGCGCACAAGATAGTGTTGCAGGAAGCCGTGTAATGAGCCTTTTAAAAGAACTTGAAACTGCTCAAAAAGAAGATAAGCACAGTGGTGCTGAAGGTGCACCGCAAGGTGAGTCTAAAGACATTACTGATGACGAAAATACTAAAGCAGTTGTAGGAGGCTGATATTATGAACATGAAGAAATTAATTGAATCAATGGACAAGATTGAAGAATGTGGAATGTCAGAAATGGGCGAAATGCCATCAATGTCTCCACAGGCACCAGCTCCAGAGATGGACAAAGGTAATCCTGTAACTGTAAACGTGTCAATGAATGCAAGCGGCAAAGAACATGTAGCTGATTTGTTAGATATGATGAAAAACGCAGGACTAGGCGATGCAGCTCCAGCAGCAGACGCAATGATGTCACCACGTATGGATATGGAACGTCTGTCAGGAATGATGGATACACCAGACGATCATAAAGGTCACGAACATGACCTTCCTGCTATTGCTGACTTAGATGGTGGCGAAGACGAATCATATGCTAACGAAATGGAATTAGAAGGCGGATTAGAAGATGATCCGTGTCCAGCATGCGAAGGCGAAGGCTGCGACGAGTGCGACAATACCGGTATGGCAGGTGTCACAGGCGATATTGACAAATACGAAGATTTAGCAGCTGACATGGACATGGGTGACGAAGAAGCCGAAACTGAAGATAGCGGCGCCTATGAGAAATCTGACCCAAAGCACCCACAGTTCAAAGCTAACTATACAAAATGGAAAGCTAAAAACCCATCCGGTACGTTAGCACAATTTATTTCAGCAATGAAAGAATCGAGTGCAGTTGAAGATATGTCCGACGAAGGCACTTACACTGTTAAAGTTAAAGGCAAAGATATGGACAGCCAAAATGAGCTTGCAAGACTTGCAGGGTTAGCTGTGAAGTACAACGCAACAATTGAAGATGATGTTGAAGAAGCCGACGGCGGTGGATTCGAAGATGCAACTACTGAGCCAAATCC